CTTGTAAATAAAGGACTTTCAGGGAGATATAATCCTACGATAGCGAAAGTATTGCTCACTAAGCACGGATACCGTGAAGGAATTGACCAAACGACGAATGACAAGGATTTACCAACCCCAATAGCAAATGTGACTAGACCTGACCAAGATGCCACAACATAAAGGAGCAATACCTTGGAACAAACAAAGAGATGAAACTAGGCCTAAGATTATTTTAAATGCATTTCAAAGAAACAACGGCCTTTCAGAAGATAAATAAGCTTACTAAGCGCATCCGTATCATCCAAGGTGGTACATCCGCAAGTAAGACTATTTCGGTATTGCTCTACCTTATCGCTTATGCACAGACTGATAAGGTTAAGACCCTAACGTCAGTGGTCAGCGAAAGCATTCCGCACCTCAAACGCGGAGTTATCCGTGACTTCAAGAACATTATGCAATCCCACTATTACTGGAAGGAGGTTAATTGGAATGCAACAGACAGTATCTACACCTTTGAAACAGGCTCACAGATTGAGTTCTTCTCGACTGACAACGGCGATAAGCTCCGTGGTGCACGCCGTGACCGTCTGTTCATGAACGAGGCTAACAACATATCCTTTGATGCCTTTGAACAGCTGGAAGTCCGTACTAAAGAGTTCGTAATACTAGACTACAACCCTACGAACGAGTTCTGGGTGCAGTTAGAGCTTATAGGGAAGCGTGATGACATAGACTTTATTATCCTAACCTACAAAGACAATGAGGGACTCTCAAAAGAGATCGTTGCGTCGATCGAACAGCGTAAGAACCGTAAAGGCTGGTGGCAAGTCTACGGTGAAGGAAAACTTGGTGAAGTCGAAGGTAAAATCTATAAAGACTGGGCCATCATTGAAGAAATACCCCATGAAGCTCGTCTGGAACGATTCGGACTCGACTACGGATATTCCAATGACCCCACGGCCATTGTTGCCGTCTACAAGTATAATGGGGGCTATATTTGGGATGAGATCACATACCAAAAAGGGCTTTCAAACAAACAAATCGCGGACATCATCCTTAATCAAGGAACACAAACGCTCGTGGTTGCAGACTCCGCAGAGCCAAAATCAAATGATGAACTTGCCTTATACGGGATTAATGTACTACCTGCACAGAAAGGTCAAGGTTCTGTTAATCAGGGTATTCAGGTGGTGCAGAGTCAGCGAATCTCAGTGACCAAAAGATCGGTGAACATCATCAAAGAATACCGTAACTACCTCTGGCTTACGGATAAGGATGGAAAGATACTTAATACTCCCGAAGATGGATTCAATCACACTATGGACGCAGGCAGGTACGCCATGGAAACACTTAATATTGATATAGGCTTATCTCCTGTCGAGGAGTATATGCTGGCTGAGGCAAGAAGGAATAGTGGCTTTAATTTCTCAAGGTGAGGCTGTAGTTTTAATTTAAGAGCTACCCTCGAATTATAGCTCTAAACCGACCATTTAGCTTGATATTCTCGGGCTAATGGAAACCTATAAAATCTTTTCTTACCTTGATGAAATAACGGACGCTTACAAAGAACCCGTCCAGAGGCTTAACGGACTGGCACGTGACCCGAAGGACATTATCCGCACAATTGAATTTTACTCTAACGACAAATACCTCTCGGGAAACAAGGATGCCCTTGGCCGTGAGAAGCCTTTCTATAACGTAGGAAACTACCGAGTTACCGTAGCGAAGACGGCAACCGATCTCGATGTAAAAGACATACGCTTTGAGGCTGATTCATTGGATAACAGCGTAGCCACCATGCTCATCAACCGTGAGCTCTTCAAATACCTTAAGGAAGTGAATTTCTCCGAAACCCTGAACGATATGGGAGAAACACGACCAAAATATGGCGGTGTTCTTCTGAAGAAGACTGAAGCAGACGGCAAGCTTGATATCGGAGTCATTGACTGGGTGAATGTGGACTTTGACCCAGGGGACATTCTTGGGGGAGCCTTGATTGAAACCTTCCATCTCCAGCCGTCAGAACTAGCCAAGAAGCTTGGTTCATGGAACGACGAGGCTATCTACGAATTCAAGAAAGCCCACTCCAAGGCTCATAAGAATAAGCCTGCTAAGTTTGAGATTAAGACGATTAGCGGAGAGTTTCCTGAGTCTTTCTACCCTGACAACGAGGAGAGTGATGAGAACGACATGAAGTACGCCCGTATGTGCTTCTACATCGGCGTTGTGAACAAGAAGAAATTCCTTTTGTACTACGAATACGAAAAAGAAATTAGTTTCAAGTATCTCCCGTGGAAGAAGGTTGGGCTTGGACTTGGACGTGGTGTATGGGAGGAAGGCTTCGAGTCACAGGTATGGACGAACGACAGCATCATTACCGCTAAGAACGCCAATGAACTTTATTCAAAGATACTAGTCAGGACGGATTCTCAAAAGGTATCAGGTAACGCCATTACAGGCGTAGAGCACGGCCATATCTTCCAGCTTGAGAAGGGCGCAACCATGGATGTTATGAACATGGGCGCAGCTAAAGTTCCAGAACTCCGAGCCCTTATTGACTTGTGGGACAAGCAATACAACTCAGCAGTATCTACCTATGACGCGAACACAGGTGAAGCTCCTACCGCGGGAACTCCATACTCACAAACTGCTCTGCTTAATCAAGTAGCCAACTCACCATTTGAATACCAACGCGAAGTATGGGGCATATTCCTTAATGAAGTCCTCAATGATTGGATTTTACCGTATTTGACTAAGCGGATTAAGAAAGCACACTATCTCGTATCAGAGTTTAGTGAGGAGGACTTGGCTATCATCGACGAAGCTATACATGCCAAGAACCATAATAAATTCATGATTGATTCTCTATCAAAGGGCATGGTTCCTTCTCCGTACCACATGGCAAAAATGGGTCAAGTAGTAGAAAAGTCACTCTCTGCTTTTGGTAACAAGCGTGAGATTCAGATTCCAGATGAGTTCCTAAACGTGAAGGGAAAGATCACCGCAAACATCACAGGTGAGCTTAAGAACAAGGCCGCTATCCTTCAGTCCCTCGATAGCATCTTCAAGACCGTTGCTGCCTCATACAACCCTGCTACTGGTCAGTATGCGGCTCTCCAAGACAAGACTCTCTCAAAGATATTCGGCGCAATTGTTGAGGCATCGGGTGTTCCTCTTTCATATGCACAGCTCAAGGCTGGACCAAGTGCGCCTGTACAACAGCCCGACCTATCAGCAGTAACTCCACAGGCTATGCCTGCATAACCATGGCTATTCAAGACGAACTTGCACGAAAGGCTAACAAAGTAGGTTTGGGAATGACCAAACAACAGCTTATGAACGTTCTCGCAGGAACTACGGGTAGAAGTCTTCAGGATGCTGCAAACATTTACGCAGGAACTACCGGACGCACTGTTCAGGGGGCTATGAACATAAAAGTAAGCAAATCAGGGCTTTCAGCACATGAAGCCTGCAAACTACTCTAATGCAATTCCTCATTAACTTCGCCAGCGATCGCAACTTAAGAGAGGCCGTATTGTCTTACGTGGAGAATTTTATTGACCAAGAAGCCCTTAAAAAGATGAAGGAAAGGAAAGATACGGCGCATATCGCTGATGCTGCTGAACTTATCTTTGGTGCCTTCCAACAGTTAGAAATTGATTATGGACCAAAACAACAGCCAAAAGAAATTCCAAACGAATCACGCTAAGGGATTCAATGACCCTATAGAGCGTGAACGCATCCTCATACAGTACGGAGGGGTATTCCGGGGCAGTTTTAAACAGATTCAGGAGTATTCCGAGAAGGTCATAAAGAAAGGCCGTTCTTTAAGGAACTATGCACGCTAAACCGACCACCTATTTACCTAGACTTGAAGCATTAGTAGCACAACGGCTCTGCATAAACCGTTAACGCCCGCTGTGAGGCATGAACCAGCAAAACCAATGACTGATGAAGTCGTTACGCCACAGGAAGGCATGAATCCTGAACCTGAAGTAGAGGTTGAAGAAACTACAACTGAGGAGACAGAGGAAACTCCAGCCGAGGAAGATACCGCAGAGGAGACTGTACCTAAAAGTCAGTTCAATCAGGTGCTTGCTCGGGCAAAGAAGGCTGAGGCTATGTTGAAGGCGAAACCTGCAACGGCACCAGCCAGACCTCTTACTAACGGTCTGTCGGCTGAAGAAGTTGAAATAAAGATACTTAAGGCTCAAGGAACAAGTCAGGAAGAGATCGACTATCTGAAGAAGTTGGCCAAGGTCAATGAAACTTCAATAATCGAAGCTCAGAACGACGAACTCTTTAAGAACTTTAAGGTGAAACGCGAGAACGAGATCAAGGCTCAAAAGGCCAAGCTCGGAGTCTCCAAGGGTTCAGGTGCGGTCAGGAAGGAGAAATCCATCAACAGCCCAGGACTCTCAGATGCGGAACACAAAGAACTTTGGAGGTCACAGACTCAACGCTAACTATTACTTTAAATGGCTCTCGGAACTAATGGATTTACAGGTGGTGCAGGCGATCTTGATGTAGATATTCCTCTTTTGTGGGGAGAAAAGATCAACGATTACTTCCGCTACAACCTCTCACTCGCTTCATTCTTCATTGATCGAAGCGATGAGCTTACAGACGGTGGTGCAACTATTTACACCCCAAACCTCTCGGCTCTTTCAACTAACGCAAAGGCAACAAATGCGCAGGTAACACTGTCATCTCCTACTTACACCAAGCAGACTCTTACAGTTTCTACTTGGAAGGAAGCTTCATTCGTTATTGAAGACCGTGAAATCGCTCAGGTTAAGAAGTCTTATTACCTTCAGGACAAGATCGCTAAGGGAGGCGCATGGGAGATTGCCTCAGACCTCGAAGATGATATTGCCGCTATCTTCACCCAATTCTCTAACGTGCTTGGTTCAGCAACCGCAGACGTGGTTGACTCAACTCTTCTTACCGCTATTGCTGGTATGGAGGCATCAGGCGTTCCAGGTGTTTACACTGGAGATGTTGCTTGGATTCTCCACCCAAACACGTTCTATCGTCAGATCGGTTCAGTAGATAAGCTCACGCTTTGGCAGAACACTCAGACAGAGCTTCCTCGTTCTAAGGCTCCGACACGTTCACTTTACTCAATTCCAGTAATTGTTACTCCTGCTGTTCCGCTTGGTACAGGTGCTGTTGGTGAAAACTCAGCTCGCTTGAACCTCTTGGCACACAAGGATGCTATTCACTGGGCTCGACTCTCTATGCCAGTCAAGGCTGCAAAGGGCATGGTTGGTTCAGAGGGAGTACGTGTTCAACAGTCTTACGTTCATGAGTACCTTGGTGATCTCATCACAATTGATATGTGCTGGGGTGCCACTCAGAACCGCGATGGTGCTGCAGTGAAGATTCGCTCTCACTCAACCAAGAACGGATTCTAGTCTCATAGGGTAGGTGATTGTTGTGGGGTTTGGTACTCAAGATTCCTCACCCCACAATCTTGGGAACAATCTATTAGTTAATTACAAGTAAATATGTCAGTACAAGTAGGAAATCTACACCTCAAATCAATAGTTCGAGACCTTAACGGACAGATTATTAATCTACGCGATGACTCTAATGGCGGTTGGATTATCAGGAATAGACAGATAGTCAACCCTGAACGCTGGGAGGAGTTGCAAAAGATTGAAAGAGATAAGCAGGAAGCGGCCAAGGCAATAACCTTGCAGAAGGTCGAGAAGAACGCACCAGATAGAAACACAGCACCTTCCAAGGTGGACGCTCTTGAGAAGCGTGTGGAGGGTATGGAGAGCAAGCTTGACCTTATCCTCGCAGCACTAAAGAAATGAAAATCTTCTATTTTCCAGGTGAATACCCGTTTTGCTACTACTACCGAGGCTATCTGCCCGGAGTCTATAGCGGCCAGTTGGTAGTGAAGGACTTTCTCACGCACCGCAGGAATGTTCCCGTTGAGGGAATCATTGAAAAGGCACGTGAAGCTGATGTGGTCGTCATGCAAAGGCCAAAAGAAGAAAAAACCCTCAATCTGGCACGAACCTTAAAGCGCATGGGTAAGAAAGTCATCTTTGAGAACGACGA